TCGTGATATCATTCAGCTTGACAATCCCAGTTGGATGAAACCCTGTATCAACGATCTTCTTAAATTCCATAGCTGTGATGACTAAATTTGTTTGCACGTGATCTGAATAATAAACCACTTTGTTGTTTTTGCGATTGATGATAGTGCACAAATCTCCTGTCGCACCAACCCCAAACACAACCGGTTGTCTCAAGGAATTGACGACTGCCGTTCGACCAAAGGTGGACACTAATTTGTTAAACAACGCAGTTGCCTGAGCGCTGCCAGGTCCAGGGTTTGGTTCGATTCCGTACCTTGTCAAATCAACCTTAAACTGAGTTGCACACGAATCGCAATCGGCAACAAAACTAAGTGAACGAGGGTACAAACAATTGAAGGTGAAACATGCAGGGCATTTGGCATAATAACAAGCTCGACCACTCGAATCACGTTTTTTATCCCGAAAAATCTCGAGGGCAGTTGATGCGTCTTTAACGACCGATGTGGCTGCTGCTGTTGGCTGAGTGGAGTGAGACTGAACCGCAGACGACGATTGAAATGGTGACCAATCGAAGAGACTGGGTGCAGTGGGACGTGGGGGTGAAATGACACTTTGTGGTTGTTTTTTGACAGTGATACCCATACTACTCATTCCCTTAATTGCTTCCTCAAGCTCTTTGCTCTCGTCTGTGACAACATCAGGGCGGAGTCGATTCAGAAGCGACTGCGCATTGGCAATCGCTCGAGACTTAGAGTCTCCGGGTGTGCACCTGAACGTGCGCCCGTTGAATCTGACCACTGCTTGGAAAATTGGTCTGTGATCAGAGCCCCCAACTCTGATTGCTTCTTCAATAATGGGGTAATCACCACTTCCGGTGTTCGAGGGATTGTGCGTGGAGGAAGCCAAGGCTTGTTCACTTTGAAGCCCGTAAGATGGGCGATTTGAAACTTCTCGTGACATTTTTGTTGCTAGCATTCTTGAATCAATGGGTTAATGCCATAATCGCAGGGGTAGACAAAGCTGACCTATACCAAGTGTCACCAAAGTGGTAACTAGGGTCGGTTCTTACGCATGCCATCACCCGTGGCCCTGATTCCAAGTTTCCGATAACAAACTCCCCGCCTTCCAGGTGCATAGCCGTCTAGGCTTTACAATCTTTCGAAAGACTTGTTGAGCACGCGACCGCACACAACAAGTAGCACGTGGTGCGGGGACCAACCGACCTGGGAAACGTGGTCAAGCTGGGTCCTTATGCCCGGTAGCGATGTGGAAATCGGCCCTCTTGTGAGGTTTAGGTTCGACCTTGCCATAACATTCAAGACTAAACTACCGCGAGGTGGCACAGGATGAGGCATTGTGTGATAACGAACCAGTGGCGCCACTGGCAGCACAGACAAACAAACAACACACAATGACGGTGCACATACACGCTGAG